GTCTTATGATGGTATCCTAAACGTAATCTAATATCATACTCATTGGGGGTAAGCCCTAATGGAGTTGATAAAGGACCGAGGTGATAGATCTCTATCATTCTGGGCCCGTGACCTCTGGAAAAGAGTTAAAGCTCTTGTCTAGGGAAAGCCCGATCCATTCTGGAGAACAGAATACATCGAGCAAATATACGGTCCTGGGTGGAAGCCCAGGGACGTAAAATTCCGTCTTAAGAGACTCCAAGAAGTCCTAAAGACGATCGACGGAATATTCATGCAGAAATACATGGCATATACCGATAAAGTGTGGAGTTGGAAGGCATTCGATCTTCACACTCTGGGGAACTTGTCATACCTGATCGGTGACGAGTTCTTCGATGGTGACTTAAGTGTGGAAGCACTTAAGCTCACCAGCAATTACACCTTACTTAAAAAGTATAGGAAGTAATTCAAACAAGCACAATTACGGGGTGCACCCGCTATGCGCGCGTTTGTGGAAGAGAAGGAGAACCCTCTAAACGGTTTTCCCTTCTTCTTACGCTAGTTCCTACCCTATTGGGAAAGAGCCAGCGGCGAGGTTGGATAAAAAGGTATTTACCGTTAGTCCATCCTTACACAGACACGGGGAGCTGGGACACCCCCCACGCTTGTTGTACATTAGTCAAAGTTTAAATTCCTTTAAACCGTGACTGGTGAATCACCACCTCTTTCCTAGGAAAATAGGAGGTTGATTATATCTGCTTTGGCATCCATTAAGATACCAAAGGAGGCTGTAGGTGGAATCGCGTCTAAGGCACGAATCCAAATACTGTCAACTGCTTGCTTTGAAGCTACAAGGCAAGTAGGTGGAAAAGCAGAGTTTTTGAGGGGACTCTTGACAACTGCTTCGCCCAACTCCTAAGTCACCATCTGGGATTTAGAAGTTGGAAAGCCGTTAGGTAGCATTGAAAAACGCTATATAACGGACGGTGATTACATATTCTGGCTATGCTGGAATATAATAATCAAGACGCACCCAGACGAATTGAGTAAATCGTTCGTTTGCGTCGTCAAGGAACCTGGTAAAGGTAGAACCGTTACCAAGGCCGTGTTTTGTTTAACCGTCATTCTTGACGTAATAAACAAGATCTGCTCGAGCGTCCTTTCAAAGACGTTTAGCAGTTCAGCTTCCGGAATGCTTCTTGCAGACCATGGCTGGAACTTCTCGGAATCCCTCTATGAAGAGGATATTCGAGAAGACATCTTCGACGTACTCTATAAAGAGGCTGTTGATGATGACGATGGTGCCCGGATGACTACCGAGTACTATCGGGACTACTGGATATCCTCTACGGATTATTCAGAAGCGACAGATAACATGTCCCATCGTGTGGGTATGTTAATTGGGGACTTTTGGATGCACTAATGTGGTATACCAAAAGCTTTGCGTGGGCTAGTTCAACGTTGTTGTTATAACCCACGAAATATCCTCTTTACAGCTCGAGGGCCGTTTGCGGGGATTGGTTAACCTGTCGTAGGTGATGCTCACATACGATACGTTAAAATGACAAGGGGTGTCCTGATGGGCGATCCCTTGACAAAGGTCGTACTACATCTGCTGAACATTGTGGTACGACTACTAAGTTAGAAAATGACAGACATCACTTTCTTAACTTAAATATATAAGAATATCGGCGAGCCGTATTCTCATATACAAAAACTTGAAAAGGTCATCGACCCACCAAGTCTTTCAAAACGAAGAAAGAAGAAATGATATTCTTCTCGATTCGGATTAATAACGATCTACTATCATGTAGACCGGAATTAAACAAATGTTACAATGCAG